ATGGATATCCGGGATTTGAATTATGATATTACCAACTGGCAGACCACCCCGGGGCATATCGGTCAAACCGCTCTCGATGCTATCGGGCTGATATCTGGTATAGGCATAGTCAAGTATGCGGATGAAATAGGTACGCTGTTGGAAGCCGCGGAGATGGTTCTCGATAGTATAACCGCAAGAACCGTCCCCATGGTTCTACGTCCCCATGGTTCTATGGTTCTTAACCGCAAGAACCGTCCCCATGGTTCACCATGGTTCATAAGAACCGTCCCCATGGTTCTCCAGAACCGTCCCCATGGTTCTCCCCATGGTTCTCCCATGGTTCTCCCATGGTTCTTGGTTCTATGGTTCTCTCCTATACTGCTTACAGCCATAATGTAAGCAGTTAAAAACTTCACTAATGAAGGTTTTATATCATGGGTTAGTGTTGGCAGGTTATCGGACTTAAACCAATATGTCCAATAAACATGATTGTAATCAAGTATATGTTTTAAGCAAACATGAGAGACAATGAGAGATAAAGCTGTGGTAGAATAGTAGTATAGAAAGCTGCCGGAGAGAGGGCGGCTTTTTTAGTGGGATTACAGAAGTTTATATTTAAGCAGGCTGCTTTTTTGTTTGCCCTGGCGGGGAGGCAAAGCTCGGGCGGAGTGAGAGAAAAGTATGAAGGCGCAGGAAGAAACGCGGTAGCAAAAAGAGGCTGAGGCGATGCCTGAAAGGGATGAGATAAGGCCGGAGGTTATAACTGAGGTAAAGTCGGAGACGGATGCTGAAGTAAAAGCTGAAGCAAAGGGCAAACGGAGGGGGAGAAAACCGAAGAAAGATAAGGCGGCGGCGGAGTGGACGCGAGACATGTGGGAAGATTACCGTAACGCCGGCAAAGAGGGCAAGCAATATCTGATACAAAAATGGGGGAGGCCGAAAAAGTGAAAAGAAAACAGGATGTAAAGAAATTGAGATTATGGCAGCAGCGGCTGGCTGACAATCAGACAGCTTATCAGCAACACGCTGACCAAATGGGACACCGCGAGGCGCTGTATCAGGGCGTGCGCGAGCTGCGGCCGATACTGCCGGAGCAGCAGACGCAATACAGCGGGCATATCCGCAACATTGTCGCCGAGCTGATCGAAGGGCAGGTGGACAGCAATATACCTCAGCCGAAGGTGACGGCGCGGCGGCAGCAAGATGAGCTCAAGGCAAAGCTGATCGAGGATATGATCAGAAACGAGTTGGATCGCATCAACTTTGAGGAGATCAACGACCTGATGAGCCGCACGGTGCCTATTCAGGGCGGCGGCTTTTTGCTGGTGGAGTGGGACAACAGCAAGCGCACCCACAACACTATCGGCGAGGTCTGCGTATCGGCGGTTCATCCCAAGCAGGTGGTGCCGCAAGACGGGGTCTACAGCGGCATCGAGGACATGGACTATATCATATTGAAGCTGCCGCAGACCAAGGAGTATATCAGGCGGCGCTACGGCGTCGATGTTGACGGCGAGGGCGAGAGCGAGCCGGACATCAAGAGCGCGATGGAGAGCACGCCCGCCGATGATCTGGTGACGCAGTATATCGCCTACTACCGCAACGATAACGGCGGTATCGGCTTGTATAGCTGGGTTAATGATACGCAGCTTGAGGACCTTGACGATTATCAGGCGCGGCGGTTGCGCAAATGCGCCAAGTGCGGTGCGGCGGAACCGCTGGATTTGGATACCGAGCCGCTGGGCCTGCCTTCGCTTGACGGCAGTTTGCCGCAGCCGGCGGAGCATGACGGCGAGGACGGCGAAGCCGGCGGTATAGATTTTGACTTGGCTTTCGGCGACGGTAAGATCAAAAGCAGAAAGCGGCAGGGCAAGGGGGTTTGCCCTTACTGCGGCGCCGATAAGTGGGAGTATAGTAACGATGATTACGAGCTGGTTTATCAGCCGATCAGCCGCAGCGGTGATTTGCAGCCGATTCCCGGCGCCGAAATGGGCGAAGAGGCAAGCGGCGAATCTGATGATTCCGGACAGCCGAAGATGGCGAAGCAATTGCGGCCGACCAAGATACCCTACTACAAGCCCGACATTTACCCGGTGATATTGCAGAAGAATGTTTCGGTATTCGGGCAGTTTATCGGTGAATCCGACGTCGATAAAATAGAGGATCAGCAAAACACCACTTCAACGCTGGAGCAGAAGATCATCGATAAATTGCTGGCGGGCGGCAGTTATTTATCGCTGCCTGACGATTGCTCGATCGAAAAGACCGATGAGGAGTTAAAAGTCATTCGTCCGGGAAGCGTGGCCAATGCCAATCTGATTCACGTTTTCGATATTCAGTGCAATATCGATCAGGATCTCGGTTATCTCAATCATGTCTACGAGGAGGCGCGGCAGGAGATAGGTATTACCGACAGTTACCTGGGCCGCAAGGATTCTACCGCGACCAGCGCGGTTGCCAAAGAGTTTGCGGCGCAGCAGAGCGCGGGGCGGTTGGAAAGCAAGCGGGTGATGAAGAAGGCAGCCTTTGCGCGTCTGTTTGAGCTGATCTTTAAATTTAAGCTGGCTTACGCCGACGAGCCGCGTCCGGTGGTGGCCGCCGATAATCATGGCAATCCGCTTTATCAGGAGTTTAATAGGTACGACTTTCTTGAGCAGGACGAGGCGGGCGAGTGGTATTGGAACGACCAGTTTATATTCAGCTGCGATACCTCGGGGCCGCTGGCTAATAACCGCGCGGCAATGTGGCAGGAGGCCAATCAGTATTTTCGCTCCGGCGCTTTCGGCGACCCGACCGATTTGAATACCATGATCTTGTTCTGGAGCAAGATGGAGCTGCTGCATTATCCGGGGGCTGCCGATACCAAGCGCTACCTTGAGGAGGAGCTGCAGCAACAACAGCAGGTGCAGATGCAGGGACCGGGGCAGCAAGCACCGGGACAAGCTCGGCAGGTAGCGGGGCAAATACAGCCACAGGCGCAGGCTTTAGCACAACAAATGGCTATGCGTGATGCAATGGCGGCTATGCAGGGGCAGCAACAACAAGGACAAGGACAGCAGGCACAAGGTCAAAAGCAGGCTCAGGGACAAGGTCAAAATCAGGCGCAGTTGTTAGCTTTGTTGCAAGCTTTGGCGGCTCAGCAAGAGCAAGGGCAAGGACAGCAACAGGGGCAACCGTAGGCACAAGGACAAACACAGGCGCAGGCTTTAGCGCAGCAGATGGCTATGCGTGACGCAATGGCGGCTATGCAAGGGCAGCAACAAGGACAAGGACAGCAAGGTCAAGGTCAAACACAGGCGCAGGCGTTAGCACAACAAATGGCTATGCGTGATGCAATGGCTGCGATCGGCGTTAAACCCAAAAAACGGCGTAAACGATAGATAACCGATACGGCAGTATCTTAAGGAGGTGAAAAAAATGACAGCCAATTGCAAGAAGGATAATTACATTGGCCGGATCAAAAATTCCGGCGCTCAGAAGGTTGAGGCTCCGTTCAAATGCGAGCTGACCAAAAAGGGCAAAGTCAAAACCGGCAACGATTTGCGAACCGGTAAATAATCGCTAGGACAGCGTAAAAATCCAAGGAGGTAAAAACATGAGTGAGATTGATTACGGCGCGGTTTTCGGCAGCAGCGCAGACGGGGAGGCCGCGGCCCCCGCTGGCGAGCAATCGGCGCAGGGTGATGACAAGCAGGAGTTCACCGCACCTGCCGATCAATATAACGAGGAGGCCGACCGGAACGGCCGGCAAAACCAGCGGCAAGATCGGGAAGACAAAGAGCAGCGGGCTTGGAGGATGCTTATAGAAGATAAAGCCGACAAAGAGCAGCGCGATTGGCGGATACTGACGGAAGATGCAAATGATAGAAAGCGTAAAACTGCCAATAAGGCAAAAGACGAAAAAGAGCGTCAGGCAAAGTCGCCCAAAGAAGCAGCGGAGCCCGAACAAAAGGCAGCGGCTAAACAAAAAAAACCACCGCAATCGGCGGAGGAGAATGCGGCTTACGCGGCTGCCCGCCGTAAGGCTGAGGCGGTTGTCAAAGAGTCGATCGCCAAAGGCGAAACCGCGGCGGTACAGCGGGCCACGCAGATGCTTGACAGAACGATCTCGGAGCTGGCTATGAAGGACCCTTACAGCGGCAAGATTATCAAAACCAAAGCCGAGTATGACGCCTTCAGGCGGCGTTACAATTTGGATAAACAGCCGGGGGGTAAAAATCAGGCGGGGCAGCAGCTTAATAGGCTGATTAACGCTCATCCGACGGTACAAAAAGCGGAGCAGGCGGCTAAGGCTTACCAACAACAGGTGCATCAAGCCCGTGTGGACGCGGCGCATTCCCATTTTGACCGGGAGATCGTCGAGATCGGCCACCTTGACCCATCTATAAAAAGCCGGAAAGATTTGCGCGCTATGGATACATATCCGCAGATGGTGGAATTGTTTAAGCGCGGCAACACGTTGGTTGACGCTTTTCGGCTGGCCAATATGGACTCTCTGACCAAAAACGCGGCTGCTGCGGCAGCGCGTTCGGCGGCCAATAAGGCAGCCGGCAAGTCGCATCTGACACCGACACAATCGCGCGGCAAAGGCGCGCAATCGGTACCTTCCGACGTAGCCAAGCTCTACCGCCTGTTTAATCCCGAAGCGACTAATGATGAGATCAGCCGCCATTATAACAAGCATTATAAAGGCTAAGCTTAAAGCAGGCGATATTAACCCTGCCAAGTATGCTGATAAGACCTTTATAACCTGAAACTGAATAATACGTATAAACCAAGCGGCAGCAAGCCGGTTGGTATCTTTTTTGGCAGCCGAAAATGACTTGAGATCAGTGAGACTTCGGCTGCTTTGCAAAACCTTTTAGATCAGTAGATCAGAAAAATAGATAAAAGGTCAGAGATATGACTAAAATGATTTAAATAGTCGAAGTATGACTATAGTGATTTAATAAGAAAGGATGAATTAATATGGCATTTTTACTTTACTCGGTTGCGGACGACCGTATACCGCCGATTGAATATTTACCTGCTGAAGCAGGCACTTATGTAGTTGGCGAGTGTGTGGCTGTTGATACTTCCGGTTCTCATCAGTTGGATACTTCTGCGCTACCTACTCATATTTGCATGGAAGCTGTGACTATTGTCACTGCCGGTGATTTACTGGGCTGCATCAGAATTGACAAAGATATGATCTTTGAGGCTACCAAAGACAGCACCAACACCATGTATATCGGTTCTACCTATGACGTAGCCTCCGGCGGTTTGCAGGTTGACGACAACGGCTCTACCAACAACAACTTAGAGTGCGTTTATGTTGAGGGTACAGCTCAAGGCGACGCAGTCAGAGTCAGATTTATTAAATAGGAGGGAATAAAATGGCTAATATCAGTTTCTTAGAAGGTTCCGGCTTGAATAATTCCATATTCGGCAAGTCGCAGGAGCCGATTAAAATGTTTTTGGAAAAGCGCGGCGAGTCTTTTGAACAGCAAAGCTGCGTCAAAGAGATTTTCTCTATCATGCCCTCGACAAACTGGGGCGAAAAATTTACGACAATGACCGCCATGAAGGGCTTTCAGCCGGTCGGTGAGAACGGCGCTTGCCCTGTTGACGGCTTCCAGGAAGGTTACAGCAAGTTCCTCGAAAACATGACCTTCAAAGACAGCTTCTCTATCTCGCGGGAAATGATCGAGGACAGCAAGCTGCTCGATCTCAAACAACGTCCGGAGGCATTTATCACCGGCTACTACCGTACCCGCGAAGACTTCGGCGCTTGCTTGCTCGGCAATGCGATCAATCGTGCCTCCTCGGTCAGCTACAACGGCTTCAATTTTGACGTGACTGCTGCCGACGGCCAAGAGCTTTTTGATAGTGCGCATCCGTCGAAGATCGACAGCGATTACACGCAATCCAACTATTTTGCTGATGCTTTCAGCGCCGACGCGCTGGCGGCTTTGGAGTGCAAGATGCAGGGATTCTGCGGCGATCAAGGGGAGCTGCTTGACGTGACTCCCGATACCATCGTCATTCCCAACGTCTACACTTTGAAAAAAGAGGTGTTTGCGGCTATCGGCGCTGATAAGGACCCGTCTACCGCTAACAACGGCTTCAACTACAGTTTTGGCCGCTGGAATGTCATCGTCTGGCCTTATCTCAACCGCTATATTACCGCCAATACCACTCCGTGGGTGCTGCTTGACACCAACTACAACAAGACTTACGGCGGCGCGGTCTGGCTTGATAGAACCAAGCTCGAAGTCAGCAGCTCTGTTGACGAGAACACTCATGCCAACGTCTGGCGCGGCTATGCCCGCTTTATCGCCGGTTTCAATGATTGGCGGTTTGCGGCGGTCAGCGGCGTCACCAGCGGCGATACGCTGATTTCAGCATAAAGGAGGGGTAGCTAATGACTAACCCGACTGTATTTACCAGCCTGGAAGCTAAGGAAGACCTTGCCGTCGGTGGTATTATTACCGAAGCCGGCACACAAAAGGTCAGAACGGTGGAGATCGGTTATATCGACAAGAATACCGCTACGGCCTCGGCCAAGGAGTTGTGGACGCTGCCGGCAGGCTGCGCCATTATTAAAGCTATTGCCTTTGTGGAAACGGCCTTCGCGGGCTCTACCGGCGATGCGGTGATCTTAGGTACTACCGATACAGCTGATGCTCTGTTAGCTGCTGCGGATATCACCGAAGGTACTGTAGGCGTATATGCCAAGGATAATGTTGTCTATGCGGCAACGGCAACCAAGATTTACGCCACCTATACCCGCACCGGCACTACTACGGCAGGCAAAGCTACGTTCTATGTAACATATATCGAGCTGTAGCGGCAGGTTAAGCTAAAAGGGAGGGGATAACCCCTCCCTTTAGTGATTGCGGCGGAGGCTGAGAAGCAGCCGTAAGCGGCGGCTGCGGTTGGAGCTAGAGAGGTATAGCTGTAACCAGAGCTGTAGTTGGAGCCGAAGCTAGAACGATTCGAACAGGTAAATGCAAGAAAAGGGAACGGAGGGCAGGGGGATATGTCGTTGACTTCAGCATGGTATAAGCTTTGGGGTTTGGATGAAAAAGATGTAAAAAACTATAGGGATAAGTATAAAACTACCGGCACGGGCGCTGTGGTAGAAAAGGAAGAGAAGCCTAAGAAAAAAGAAGATGAAAAAATAGAAGATAAGGGCGCGTCGGACGGTACTTCTCCGTCCGGAAATAAATCCGTCAGCGGTATAACAGATAATACAACGGATACCTCGCCGCCGGTGCAAACGCTGGCGAATAAGACAGTG